CTGAGCGATTTGATATATATTCCATTTATCTACTTGTTGATTTTTTATATATTTTCCCAATCCATATCTTTTATTTGTTAATATGTCATAATAACACCATGCTGGATTATCTGTCCAATAAAGTCCGTTACCAGAAGGATGATATTCATCTGAAAATCTACCATCCCAATCTCCATTATATGTTTTCTTAATTGGATCATAATTGCTTGGGATTTTCATTTTTAATAATTTAACATCGTATGATCTATCTGGAACATTTTGAAAATATTCTGATGTAAATAGACTTTTAAAAATTGCAGATTTTGGATATATATAATCTTCTCTAAAAACTTCTGTAATTGAATCTACCGTTACAGAATCTTTTAAATTTAATACTGTACTTTCTTTACTAGTCCTTTGTATTTGTACTCTCCATCCTAAAAATGTTAAATCATTTGGATCATATTTACCAGTTAAATCAAATTTAAAAGTATCAATTATACCAGAACTTATTTTACCCTCGGTTTTTTCATCTCTTTGCAGAGATGGAATTTCAACATATCCACCACTAGTTATTTTAAAAATTTTAAATCTATAAGTTATGCTTCTATCTCTAATATCTCCTGCAGTTTGTGAAATTTTAGCAGTTTGACCACAACCTAAATCAAAAGTTACCCTATCTCTATTTGGATCATTTTGTTGATCAAAAAGAGCTGTTATTTTTAAAGATACTATTAATTCACTTATATTTGTACTTTTAAAATCATAATTTTTAGCAAAATCTACTCCATATCTTAAAGTATCTCCTAGTGTTAAAGTTCTAGAAGCTTGGGGAACATCTGCTGAATTATTATTAGTAACATTTTTTAAATTACTAGTTAAGTTTACTGCAGTAGTTTGATTTCCATTATCATATCTAAAATTAATTTGAGAATAATTATAATTTCCAGCATCATCAATTAATGGAACATTTTTCCAAAATATAGATCTTAGATAAGGATTATTTTCTTTACTATTATATTTATTAAAGATATAACTGGACCAACCAATTTGATTAGTTTGACCAGCATAAACATATTTTCCACTTACTAAACCCTCGATTGGACCTTCAGAAATTAAATCTGTAACTTCTGTTTCTGTTCTAGAAAGAACTTTACTTGCTCCTGCTCCAGCTTTTAAAATACCTTCTGGCGCTTCAATCGGTGTATGCGGATCTGGTGGTGGACTAGGACTACAACTACTTCCACCTCCTCCTGCTCCTCTTAAAACTTTAGGATAAATCTTTTTATTATCTTCTTTTGAATTCATTAACTTGTCCTTGATTCAGTATTTTTAACATAACTAGTATTAAATGAAGCACTAACAGTTTTAGATCCAACAATAAGTCTTCCATATCCTACTGGAATAGGCCCACCTTCACCTCGCGTATTTGTTGGTCCATCAAAAAGATAAGATTTTCCACCCCCACCTTTCGCTGCTACTTCTGGAGCTTGAAATTCTGGAGCTACAAACGGAGGAGGAGAAGATAAGAGAGATAAAAATCCAGCAGCAGTTAAAGCTATTCCAGCTAAAATTAAAGCTGCACCAAAAACTGCACCAACTCCAGTAAATATTAATACTATACCAATAATAGTTAAAACAATTCCAGCTATAGCAGTAATTACTCCGCTAGCACCTTCTATAATTGGAATAATATCAATACTTTTTAAATCTTCGGTTTTATAACATACTGTTAAATTTGAATAAATTGCTTTTTCAAGGTCGTTCTCAATTTCATCTGGATTTTTAAAAATTTTAAAGTCTTTTTTATTTATAAGAACTCTATATTTTAAATTATCTTTTTCTAATTCATAAAGAGTTTTGTATAGAATTTTAGTATTAGCTTCTATAGCCCTAATAGCTTCTCCTACGCTATTTACAGCTAAATTCCATTTGGTTTTTTTTACTTTTTCCGCCAATATACCATGTAATTCTACTTCAACCATAATTATAATTCCTTAGAAGTTGCTGGAAATCCTCCAAATGGTAGTGGGCTATTAAATCTTTTTCTGCATCCTTTTAGCCTTTTAGAGCATTGATCTGCAATCCAATAATTAGTATTAAATGGAGAATATCTATTATTATTCATTTTGGAAACAAAATAATATTTAATTCCATCTAATTCAACATAAACATATTGTCCTTTTGAATAATTTGCATTATTAGCTTTTTCCCATAAAACAGGATTTCCCTCTGAAACACCAACTCCTAATAAACTACTTATAGGTTCATCCTTGTCATTTGCAATTGGAATACCTAGATATCCACAACCTTCTCCTCTATAATCAAAAGAACAAGCTTCGCTATATAATGTTCTAAGTGGAAGTTTTATATTTTCTAAATCTAAAATTGAACTTAATTCATATTGCAAAACATTTTTATTTTCTTTTAATTTTCGATCAACATAATAAATATCTGGATTTAATTGAGCATAAGGATCTGGATCAATTATAAAATCATCATCATTTATAATTCCACCTTTACTTTTAAAATTAACAGCATCAAGATATTTTAAAAAAGTTCTTTTCCTGGTTATCTCTAAACCAATTATATCACCAATTGATCTAACTGTATTTTTTATTTTTATAAAAAAATTATCATATGATTCAATTTGATTTTGGCTAGTAAAAGTTAATTTTGGTTTTGGTAAAGTACCTCTAGCCATCATTTCAAATCCTTCAATTAAAATTGGAAATGGAACATATCTTTTTCCCTGCCAAATTATTTGATTAAATAAAGTTGGACTATTTAAATTTGAACTACTATTTTCAAAATTTATAGTCATATTATGAAAGCGTAAAATTCCAAGTGGAGAATCTATATTTGCACTATTATAATTTGGAAGAGTTGCGAAATTATTATTATATGGTATTGGAATTTCATTACTAAAACTTAATTCTGCTAAATCTATATCATCTCTATTTATTCCAAAATTTCTAAAATCAAATTCATATAAAGTCACTAAAATAGATGGGTTTAATTTAGAGCTTTCTATTGATATTTTTTTTGTGCCAATTTGCTCGTTAGAATTAATACTCATACATTTGCTGTTTCGGAAAATTTTGCTGTTATATTATAATTATTATAAAAATTATAAGCTACATCCCATTCATCACAAATAAATCTTTTTGGATAAGATTGAGACGCATCAAAATTATATGGAAATGGTGCATCAAAAAAGAAAGAGTCTGCTGCTTTTCTTTTATGTAAGAAATGCGCTATTGCTCTTGTTTCATTTTTATCTCTTCCTTCAAAGTTTAAATTAAATTTTTGAAGATTATTATTTATTCCATCAGGTATACGTTGTTCATATCCATTACCAAATTTTATAACATTTATTGCTGGTTTCATTTGCAATTGAGAAGCATAAGTTGGTTTCCAGAAAAATTCTGGTTTTGTTAAAGCAGAATAATATCTATATCCTCCCCAATAAACATTTGAAGTTGAAGAAGTTGGAGTATGATTTTGATTATCGTCAATTAGACTATAATAATAATTATTACTATATAATACTATGTCATTCTTACTATAAGAAGGACCAGAGTTCCAAACGTCAACCTTATATAATGATAAATCACTCATTTTTACCTTACACCTTTAGTATTATTACACCTATTAATAGTGTAATTAATTTATAATGTTAAGAAGAATTGTCAAAGAAAATCAAAGGTTATTTGTAGATTCTAAAGAGGTTCTAGGAATACAAGACTTTAATTTTAACTATAATTTACCAATAGATCTTACAAGATACCTTGGCATGGAAAGCGTTACTTTTTCTCATTCTAAACCAGTAACTGCAGAGATAACAGTTAATAAGCTTTTAATAGATTCTGATAATTTTATAAATTATACAGGAGATACCACATTTAGTGGGTATTTAGAATATAAAGATAAATATTTTGCTTTTAATTCAGGCATATTGAATAATTATTCTATTTCTTGTGCAGTTAATCAAATACCAACTTTAAATGCAAATTTAACAGTACTTGGCGAATTTGGAGAAGGAGTAGATAAAAGTTTATCAGTTTTGCCTAAAAACGATATAACAATAGCAGATTATGGAGATATAGAAGTAAGTTTAAATGATTTTGAATTTAATAGGCTTCAAAATTTTACATTGACCATAGATACAAATAGAAATATACTATACAAATTGGGCAGCTCTTATCCATTTCAAATAATTACCAATCCGCCAGTTATTACAAATCTTACATTTGGAATTAAAGTTGATGATTATCAAGTCAAAAATATAAGAGATTTATTGTGCCAATATAAGGTAGAATCTTTAGGCATAACATTTAAAGATTTTAAAAATCCAAATGGGTCTCCTATTTTATCTTTTAATTTTAATGAAGCTATATTTCTTGGTGAGGGTTATCAAGGATCAGTTGGAGATTCTTCTATTGTTAATTTAACCTATCAAGCTTTTAGTAGACCTACTCTTCCAATTACAAATAGAAATAATCTACAGAACGAAGATACAATAGATTTGACTAATAATATTAGTTTTTAATTTTAAAATAAATTTTATATAAAAAGCAAGCAAAAAGATGAGTTGATAATCCGCAAAATGGAAAAGAAAAGATTCCAAGAGTATAATAAAGAGGATTATAAAATAAACTAGTAAAAATCCCCATCCAAAAACTAGAACACTCTGGGCATAATAGTGGTCGCCTAATATACGGAATCTTTGCAATGAAATTTCTTACTGGAGCAAATATATCAGAAAAACTCCAAACAAAACTAACTCCTAAACTTAATATTATATAAGTAAGAAGTTCAAAAAAGATCATAGAAAGAATACGTTAACATATTCGTCATCAATTTTTGAAGTTGAGAATGCCCTAAAGTTTGCTCTTTCTTGAGTTAAGCGATTTTGAAAAGTTTGCCATTCTGAAATTTTTACTTTTTCAACTACTCCAGCATATGATTTTACTGTATACTTTTGAGTAATTGATTGAAGATTAACTTCTAGTCCAGTATTTTCAATAAAATTATTTAAAAAATCAAGAGCTTTTTGTCTATTTGTATTAACATAATTCTCGACTTTAGATCTGCAACTACAATTTGGATTAGTACTTGCACTTTCTATGTCTGCATAAATTTCTGGCGCAACAGCTTGAAAGGCAGTTTTAAATTGTTGATTTGATACTAATTCTAAGAATATCTTAGAAAGAAAAGGATAATCGTTTGGTATGCTCATATTATATTATATATTTAATTTATTTTTTTTCTAATTTATCATTTATTTCAAGTAGCATTTTTTCTATTTGCATGAATTTATTGTCCATCCTCAAAAGGATATCTTCAAACATTTTTGATGCAATTTCATCTTCTATCTCTGGAAATGGAAGATTCAAGTAGGGTAATTTATTTTGCACAATATAAAAGTATTCATTTTCTTTATTTAAATTAGATATGTCAGTATAGGTTTTTATTAAAATTTTATTTACTATTACTAATCCTTCTTTTACATTTTGAGGCAAAGGATTCAATAAATCTAAAATAATAAAATTATCTCTATAAGTAATATTTTTAATTAAATTTGTTTGAAAACTTTTTGTTGTTGATTTCCTATAAAAATGATCAATATAAATTTTTGCTCCCGCATCACTTATAAATGGTACTCCTTGATCTGGAGGAGTTATATAAGCTCCTTTTTCTTCCATTTCTAAATCTATATTTGCGTCATCAATTTCTGTTACTCTTAAAATAGTTTTTTTATTATTTGAGACTAATCCATCTTGAGGATAAAAGTTTTGATTTTTATATATAACACCTTCTCTGCTAGACACCTCTTTGTATCCAAAAAATTCATACTCATCATAATAAATGTCTATATAATCTCCAATTGAAAATTCTTTAGTGTTTTCAAAAATATGAATTTTATTTTCTGCTTCTATTTTTTTACATTGTTTTTGAATTTTGTAATTCTCAAAACTATCAATTCTTAAAGTAAATAAATCTTTATCAAAAACTAAAAATGTATTCTTCCGTAAAGGTATATTGGATATATTGGCGTTAATTAATATTCCATCTTGGATTTTTGTGGCAGTATATCTTTCCATTAATAGATTATATGAAATATTTCAAGGATATTCTAGAATTTATAATATCATTAGGTTTAGTATTAAAGTTTTTATTCATTAAATAACCAGTTTTCAAGAATATCTCTATTCCATTAGAAGGAGATGTCATACCAGTATATATGATTTTTGTGCCACTTATTACATTATTTATATCTCTTATACCAACCCCATAAATATCTAGGTCAACCATTAAATCAATTTCTTCTTTATTGTATATTACTCTAGAAGGATATGTGCTATTTATATCATAAACCGCTTGAACATTAGCTGAATAATTAAAATCCATTCTTTTTACTTGATGTTTATTAAATTCATTATAATTATCTTTAAAAGCTATAAGAGTATTAGCACCATGAGCATAATAATATCCAGATGTGGAATTTATAGGATAATTTTCATTTCCAACACTTCCTGTGAATCCATTTGTTCCAGTATTATAAAATACAAACTCTGCTTGATTTTGAATTAAATTATTGGGTTCAATTGAAGCAGTAAAAGATCTTAAATAACCGCTTTCAAATACGCTATCACCAAATGCTATTTTAAAGTTATTTTTAACTCCATTTTCTGCAAATATATTATCAAAAAATACATTATCATAAGGCACTTGACTTATAAAGTTAAGTTGAATTGTAGATGTTAATCCTTGGGAATTAAAACCTCTATATGGTTTTTTATAGTTTACCGCAAAAGCAAAATTTGCACTTGGGTTAATATTTAATGATACATTTTGAGCTATGAAATTATAATAAGGATATTCGCAATCTTTAATTCCAGAAGAATTATATGCTTCTAAAGTTATTGGTAAATTTTTATGAGAATAAAACATTAGTAATATTTCGTAAACTTTCTTAAAGTTGTTACGACTCCATTGTTCTGAGTACTTGCGCTAGCTGAAACAGATTGAGCGTTGTTTATTGATATAGAATAGTCTATATCTGGACAACATATCGCAGAAGAATTAATTGTAATTGATTTTGTATCTCCAGTATAAAGTATTCTTTTATAAAGATTTTCTGTAAGCTCTAAATCTTCTACTACACCATGAAATTTTATTGTTTTTGGATAACTTGAGCCAATTGTATTTATGGGCTGATGTTGTAATTTTAAATTATAATTTAAACCAAAATACTCAGAAGATTCACCAATTGAGACGTTAGTTTCTGTACCATGTAAAAAGTCTGCATCAATATTTGTATTAGCTGGTAATTGATACTTTCCAAATTGACCACTAGCAGGAGAATAACTTATAAAATTAACTTGCGCCGAAGCAACTGTGCTAGGGTTAATACTTAACGAAAAACTCTCTAAATAACATTCCCTAAAAGTTAAACCTCCAATATCAATATAATATGGAGTAGCATTTTCAAATTGACCGCTTTTATGTAGTTCTAATATGGATCTTATTGGATCACTATTTTGTATAAGATATTGAAAAGATACATTATTAGTTATATAACCGTTAGGAGATTGAAGTGAATAAGAATTATAATAACCTATTCCTTTTACTTCTGTTAGAGCGTTTGTTGTGCTACAATTTCCATTAGTAGCTACTAAAAATGATAAATTATTTAAATCACTTCCTACTCTTATAGGCGCATGTTTAAAAGAAAGACTCTCCATATAAGAAGATTTACACTATTAAACCAACTAATTTAAATATATAAATAGCATTTAAATTGGACTTTTACCCGTCGGTTTTACAAAGCCTTAGGTCCAAATGCGCTCCAGTGTCCTATTAATTTGGATATTTTCATATCTCAAAAAGCTTAGGTAGGAGTCGCATGATGTTATGATCTTTAATTTTAAATAAAGATTTCTTATTGTTACCAATAAGTTCGGACTATGTCTTACTTGTTTTTAGCAAGTTTGAGCGCTCGTGTCTCTTTTATTGTTGCGGCAACTCAAGAGTTAGTCTCTACACCTTCTTGTATCAATAAAAACCGCGATACAAGCTTGGCTCGGCGTTTTCCTAATTTCAAAGAACTATTTTTATTTTTTAGGATGTTCGCCGAATTCACTCAATGTGGGCATTGGTATTTACACCATTTTATGGTAGATAGTTTAGTAAAATTGGAAAACTATAATTTTGACAAGAAGAATCACTAACATTAATATGTATATTTCCAGAAAATTGCCCCATTATAACTTGACCAGGATTTCGTATAGAAAAGAATATATCATTTTGAAAAGCGCCAGATTGATTATTATACTTTATATAATGTTCTTGAGGTAATGATCCATATGCTCCAGTTTCAAAATACACAGATCCATAGTTATTTAAAACATAAACATGAGCTTCCCCAGTAGCTTCCCAGAATAATTTTGCTTCTATACTAGGATTGTACCATCCTTTATTTATTTTATTTAAACTATTAATTCCAGAAACTCCAACGCCAGTATTATAAATTGTTAATCCTAATGTAAGTGCATCGTACCATCCACTTTGATTTTTCTCTATATTTATAGTTTCTCCAATTGGATACATAATAAAATTATTTATATTCTTAACGTGAGACCCAGTATATTTAAAATAAAAATTATCAAAACCAGCTCTTGCGCCAAAATCATGTACTGAATAAATTACTGGTATTTGAATTCCTGTATAATTATAAATTGCATTTTGTGGATAATTTCCACTAAATTGTATATATCCAGTATATGTTTGATCGGGTATTAGATTAGAAGTATGAATCTCATAACCAATATTTCTTTTTCTAAAAAGATCTCTTCTCTTTGGCATTCTATTAATCATCCCAGCCCTTACTTTACTTTTTAATTTACTAAAATAAGTAAATTTTATATTCTCATCTAAAGAAGTTATTTTATAATCAAATCTATGATTTCCAGAATTTGATATATAAAAATTACCATATAAATCTTCGCCATAAATACCAGATTTTTTTATTATGAAATTTTCATTGTTATGTTTTAAATTTAAAAAGTTTTCTGTATTAGATTCACTACCTATGCTTGGATAGCATATCTTATGATCAATTCCATCTTTTATATCTAAATCTCCAGTAGTTAAAAAGATTTGATATCTTAAAATTCCTGGACCTGTTTTTTGTTTTTGAGCCTTGAAATCTCCATTATCTGTAAAATTTAATCCACTATCAGCAAATCTATGAAGCATGATACAATTAATTTTTTTACCCACAAGATCATCTATAGTTGCATTTCCTTCGATGTATACTTCATTATAACCAATTTTTTCTCCACTGCTTGTGTATTTATATCCATATCTTCTAGATGCTTCTTCTGGAAAACCAGCATTAATTAAATCACCACTAGAAGCAAAATAATATTCTCCTACACTGCCGCTTTGTGTTCCAGAATG